ACACGCGTAAGATCGTCGGCAGCGTCAGATGTGTATAAGAGACAGCTTGAATACAGCAAAGCCTAAAAAGAAACGGCGATAGGCCGGTAAAGATATATTAAGCAAGCCCCCAGGCAGTGGCTATTAACTGCCTGCTCTCATGGAAAAAACGACCATGCTGCAATTCGCTGAAAGCGTACTTAAAGACATTAGAAAGTTACAGGAAGACTCCGAGTCAATTGTGCTTAACGGCACACTCAAAGACATGGAGCGCTACCGTTTCCTGATGGGACGCCTGGAAGGTATTAAGCTTGTGGAGCAGATTATCCGAGAGAGAGTGGGTAAGCATTCAGAAGACTTTTAACCACCAGAGAGAACCGTATGGAAGCTGAAAAGAAATTAACGCCGCTTGAAGAGAAGTGGGAGAAGAACAAGCTATTGGAAGATAGTGCTCCCAAGAAAGCTACTCTTAATGATGCGTACACCGAAGAAGGCAAGGTCGATAACGAAGGCCTGGCCGATAGAATCCTAGACCTTATTCCTCACCCTACGGGCTGGCGTATAGCTATTCTTCCGTATCGTGGTGCAAAAACCACTAAAGGCGGAATCGTCCTTGCTGATGAGACTCGTCAAAGAACCCAACTGGCTACCAACGTAGGCTACGTCCTTAAAGTAGGCGCTTTGGCGTATGCAGACGAATCAAAGTTCCCGCATGGTCCTTGGTGTAATCCAGGTGACTGGGTAATTTTCGGACGGTATGCGGGATCTCGAATTCAGATTGATGGCGGTGAGATACGTTTGTTAAACGATGACGAAGTTTTAGGGCTAGTTAATGACCCTGAAGACATTTTACATATGTGAGGAGGGATTTAATTATGACTCAGGAACTAAACCAAGAAATGAATTTTGACGTGGGCGAAGAAGAACAAGAAGAGACGACTATTGAAATGAACGAGGACGGCACTGATGCAAAAGTCGCCGAACAAGAAGAAATAGTTGTCGAACAGACCCAGAAAAAAACAAGCTCTTCTGACACAGAGGAACTTGAGAACTACTCAGGTAAAGTTAAAAAGCGCATTGATAAGCTCACGGCGCGCCTGCGAGAGACACAAAGACGCGAAGAAGCGGCATTGGAGTTTGCTAAAAACGTCCAGCAGCAGAACCAAGTCTTGGAAGAGCGTTATCAGAAAACTGACGGTGAGCGCCTGCAGGAAGCGCAAGGACGTGTTAGTTCTCATACTCTAGCTTTGAAACAAGTTATAAAAAAGGCAAGAGAAGAAGGTGACATTGATACGGAGACCGAAGCACAGCAGCGACTAACCTCTGCCATGATGGAACAGCAGAGAATTCAAGACACGACAGCTCGTCGCGCGCAGGCTCCGGCTCCGGCTCAACCACAACCACAACAAGCCGCTCCTGCACAACGTGCGCCAGAGCCTGATATTAAGGCGGAGGAGTGGGCGGAAAGTAACGAGTGGTTTGGGCAAAACACCGTCATGACACACGCGGTTAGGGGTATTCATATAGACCTGGTCCAAAAAGAAGGGTTTGACCCTACTACGGATGAGTACTATCATGAGATAGATCGCCGTATCAAGGATATTTTTCCTAATGAATTTGAAGGTACGCCAACTAACAACAGGACGCGCCGCTCCGTGCAGCCGGTGGCTCCTGCAACCCGATCATCGGGCGTTAATAACTCAGCACGCCGCACTGTAAGGTTGACTCCCAGTCAAGTTGCTATTGCAAAAAGAATTGGGGTTCCTCTTGAAGAATATGCGAAACACGTAAAGGATTAGACTATGACCGAAGCTACTAATGTGCCAAAACTTAAACGCAGCACTCGTGAGAGTGATTCACGAGAAAAAACTGCGCGCCGTAAAGCTTGGGCTCCACCTTCACGTTTAGATGCTCCACCTCCTCCTCCGGGCTATAAGCAGCGGTGGATCAGAGCTGAATCGGGCGGGACAGACGACCGCAGCAATGTAGCAGCCAAACTCCGCGAGGGGTATGAACTGGTGCGCGCGGACGAACATCCTGACTTTGATTCTGGTGTCCAGGACGATGGCAAACATGCAGGCGTGATCAGCGTCGGCGGAATGTTATTGGCTAGGATTCCAGAGGAAACAGCTGCGGAGCGTCGAGAATATTATGACAGACGAACTCATGATCAAATTAGAGCGGCTGATAACGATTTGCTGAAGACGAACACAGGATCGTCTATGAGAATCAATAATCCAGAACGTCAGTCTAAAGTGAGCCTCGGCGGTCCACGTTCGGACACCGAATAACTTAATTTAAAGGACATTAATCATGGCTAATAACGACAAAGCCTTTGGGCTACGTCCGCTTGGTAACTTATCCGGTACTGGAGCACAGAAGCAGTACGGTTACGAAATTGCGGACAATCAAGCAGGTGCTATCTTCCAAGGTGACCTAGTTACTTTGAAAGATGGCTACATTCTACAGTTTAACCCGGCTGCTCACACAGCGGCGGTAGGCGTGTTCAACGGTTGTTTTTACAATGACCCTACAACGCAGAAGCCTACTTTTATTAACTACTACCCCGGTAGCATAAACATTACTCAAGGCAAGATTGTCGCTGATGTACTCGATGATCCGAGCCAAATGTTTATTCTCCAGAATGATGGTACTTCGGCTGTAACTGATTACGGCAAAAATGCAGATATTGTTATAGGTACAGGTAACACAGTGACTGGCTTATCTGCCAATGAGCTTGATACAAGTACTATAGCTACAACTGCGGCGCTTAATCTCAAGATCATTGGTCTTTGGGACGTGCCGAACAATGAAGTAGGGGCCAACGCTGTTGTGGTGGTTAAAATTAACGAGCATCTCTACGGCAGTGCTGGCGTAGCAGGACAATAAGGAGTTAGCAAATGGCTATTTCAAGAGCCCAATTAGTAAAAGAGTTGGAGCCGGGTCTGAACGCTTTGTTCGGTCTTGAGTACAACACATACGATCAAGAGCACACTGAAATCTACGATGTTGAGTCTTCGGACCGCGCATTTGAAGAAGAAGTAATGCTTTCTGGTTTTGGCGAAGCTCCTACTAAAGCTGAAGGTGCTGGCGTAGCATACGATCAAGCACAAGAAGTCTACACGGCGCGTTACACCAATGAGACCGTAGCGTTGGCTTTCTCCTTAACCGAAGAAGCTATCGAAGATAACCTGTACGACAAGTTGTCTGCCAGGTACACAAAAGCACTAGCTCGTTCAATGGCTACTACTAAGCAGATCAAAGGGGCGGCCATTCTAAACGGCGCCTTCACTACATCTCTTGGCGGTGACGGACAGCCTCTATGTTCACTGACTCACCCTACTCTTACAGGTCCAAACCTGCAAAATGAGTTAACTGTGTCGGCGGATCTTACAGAGACTTCTCTTGAGCAGGCTTTAATCGACATCTCAGCTTTCACAGATGAGCGTGGATTAAAAATTGCTGTTCAAGGCAACAAGCTGATAATCCCTAAAGAGCTTCAGTTCGTAGCAGACCGCATCTTGAAGTCTACTCTGCGCGTTGGTACAGCAGATAACGACATCAACGCTGTTCGCAATATGGGCATGGTTCCACAAGGCTACGCAGTCAATCATTATCTGACTGACCCTGACGCCTGGTTCATTATTACTGATGCGCCAAACGGCATGAAGATGTTTAACCGTGTGTCTATGTCAACTGGCTTTGAAGGCGAGTTCAACACAGGCAACGTCCGATATAAGGCTCGTGAGCGCTATAGCTTTGGCTTTAGTGATCCACGCGGTATATTTGGATCACCCGGCACTCCATAAAAAGAGTCTAGGTAATGAAAAAGACCCTTCGGGGTCTTTTTTTATGGCTCAAATAAGGCTACGCTGAACTCTACTCCCCTTGGAATCTTAGCCCGTTTCGGCGGGCCTTTTTTTGTGCATCCTGCAAATAACTGGTATATACTGAAAGTAATCCGGGGCTAACCCGCGTTTCTGACCGTCCCCGGCGGACGACATGCAGACAGAAGCGCTACAACTCGCATGTGAGGAATCTCAAATGGCTAGAACCACATTCTCAGGTCCCGTCCGCTCGTTAGCTGGATTTATCAGCGCGGGTGTTAAAAACCAAGTTACCCTAGTTGCCGGTCAAACTCTGACTGTTGAACCTGTTACTAACAACGTGACAGGCGTAACTGTTGTCGGTAATGCAGGCAAAATGAACATAACAGGCTTTGACCTTGCGGGCGGAGCAAGCACTTTAACTCTGCCTCTTGTTAGAGACGCTGCCCCAGCGGACCCTACAAGTCCTGATCAAAACAACAACTTTGGCGCAGTGATCAAGGTGTATCTAGCTAATACCCTAGCCAATGACCTTGTTATTAGCTGCCAAGGTGACGATAAACTTACTGGCACAGCTCTAATTATGGGCGCGGCAGGTGCGGTTACAGGCTTTACTACTAATGCTAGTTTTACTGATGTGAATGTCACATTAAACGGAAGTACAAAGGGTGGAATAGTTGACACTGTTGTCACGTTTACTTCTGTAGCCGAAGACAGGTGGTTTGTCGAGATGGTAGGCGTAGGATCAGGTACTACTGTAACGCCTTTTAGCTAAAGTTTAACTTAATCAAAGACTTAGGAGATTATTATGTCTGATAAAATATTTGGAATACCTGTAGGTGGAGCAGAAGCCCCCGCAGAAGAAGTTGTTGAAGAAGTCGTTGAAGAAGCTGCTGCCGAAGACTCGGAATAGTCTTTAAAGGAGACTAAAAATGAGCGCAAGTAATATATCGATAGTAACGAAGCAAGCTTCAAGTGCCGGAGTCTCAGGGCGGACTAGATTAATGGGGGTGTACTTTCTCAATTTACTAGGAGACGGTAGCACCAACACGCAAGGAACCATTAATCTTAGAAATGGTGCAGACGTGTCAGCACCTGTGCTTTGGACTATTGGAGCGCCTAAGCCGGCAGGCGGCATGAGTATTGATGTCCCTGACGCGGGGATTTTGTTCAGTGCAGGGATATATATAGATATTGTATCCTTAACGCCGGCAACTTCAGTCACAGACGTGACGCTGATGTTCGAAGGCGGAGCGGCTGCTTAGTGGCGACGACCAAAACTGTAAAGCGAACGCCCTCTGGGCGGGTCAGTTATCGAGGGGAGTCCTTCTCTGGTTACAACAAGCCAAAAAGGACTTCCGGCGGTAACAAGAAGTTTGCAGTTTTAGCTAAGAAAGGTGACGACGTTAAGCTGGTAAGGTTTGGAGATCCTGATATGAAAATCAAAAAAGCCATCCCAGCTAGACGAGCCAGTTTTAGAGCACGCCATAACTGCGACACAGCCAAAGATAAGTTTAGTGCAAGGTACTGGAGCTGTAAAAAATGGTAGCTAAAAAAGGTTTATATGCCAATATCGCGGCCAAAAAGGCACGCATAGCAGCAGGGTCAAAAGAAAAAATGCGAAAGGTTGGCAGTAAAGGCGCGCCTACAGCAGCCTCGTTTAAAAAGGCCGCTAAAACCGCCAAGCCCGTAGCAAAAAAAGCAGGCGGGATAATTAAAAAAGGTTTTCATAGAATGCCAGATGGCAGGATTATGAAAGACTCAGCTCATAAAGCAGGACCTAAAAGGAGTAAGTAACATGCCAGGACGTGGAATGGGAGCCGCCACCCAAGGCGGAGGGGCAGTAAGAAGTGGCCCTAGAAACAAAGTATTAAAGACCAGAAGTAAGACAACGGGTATCCCTATGTATAACAAGGGCGGTGCTGTTAAGAAGCCTACAAAGAAGGTGGCGGCGAAGAAAAATCGCGGCGGGATGATGTATAAGTAATGGCTACATCGAGCACAACAGACTTCAATCTTGCTATAGACGAGATTGTTGAGGAAGCGTTTGAGCGATGCGGGATGCAGATGACGGCAGGTTATCAGCTAACATCCGCTACGCGCTCTTTGAATCTGTTGTTTTTAGACTGGGCCAATAGAGGGTTAAACTTGTGGACCATCGAGCAGGCCACTTCTGTCCTTGCGAAAGGCACTAAAGAAGTTTTGCCCGGTGCTGATACCGTTAATGTTTTATCGGCTGTGATTAGGGATACAATTAACGGCCAGCAGCAAGATGTAAGTATTTCGAGAATAAGCCGTTCCGAGTATTTAAACGTACCGAACAAGCTTACCGAGGCTAGGCCAACCCAATACTATGTCCAGCGAACTATAACGCCTACTATCTTTCTTTGGCCTGCTGCAGACAAGGCCTATACGCTTGTCTACTACCGAATTCGACGCATACAAGACGCGGGCGCTTACACTAACACCACTGATGTAAATTTCAGATTCCTTCCTTGTTTAGCTTCTGGCTTGGCGTATATGCTTTCTCTAAAGTTTGCAGCAGATCGCACAACCGGATTAAAGGCTATTTACGAAGAGGATTTTCTTCGTGCAGCGAACGAAGACAGGGACACCGCCAGCGTCCATTTTGTTCCGAGTGTGAGCTAAAGTGGCTTACGCGACGGGTAAGTATTCAATTGCGATCTGCGATTACTGCGGCTTCCAATACCCTTACCAGACACTGCGAAAGAACTGGAAGGGCTTCATGGTCTGTCCAGAAGACTATGAACCCAAGTCTCCGCAGATAGAGCCTTTGACTTATCGAGGTGATGCGGTAGCACTTCGAGATCCTAGAACAGATAGAATAGAGCCCGTGGTAGTTTTCTTGGGTTTACCAGGCGATGCAGCGTTTAACAGTATAGGAAGCGCTAACTACACGTCAGGAACAACCAACATGCAGCCCTTCCCTGCACAACGCCCTGTAGAAGGCGTGGGATATGTAGGCACTGTAACGATAGTGGTGACTTAGATGACATATGACGAGCTAGTCACAAATATTAAGAATTACACAGAAGTGGACAGCAACGTGTTCACGGACGCTGTGATAAACACCTTTATAACTATGGCAGAGAATCGGATTCTCCGTGACATAGACCTTGATGTATTTAGGATCGAAGCAACTGGCACGTCCACAAAGGGCAATCGTTTCTTAACAGCACCAAGCACGATTTTAACTCATAGATATTTAATGACAACGATAGGGGGCGTCCAGACTTTCCTTGAATTTAGGGACACGTCCTTCTTGAAGGAATATTGGCCCGACTATAGCGTCGAAGGTGTACCAAAGTATTACTCGGTGTGGGATGAAAACACTTTCTATTTAGCGCCAACGCCGAATGCTAATATTGCTATGCAGATAGGCTACATAACAAGACCGGCGCAACTGTCTGCAACAAACACCACAACGTGGGTAAGCACTAATTCCCCAGAGGCGTTGCTATATGCTTGCCTAATCCAAGCCTACAGTTACACGAAAGGTCCAACAGAAATGCTCCAGTTCTTTGAAGCAAGTTATAAGCAAGCTATTCAAGGTCTTGGAATTGAACAACAGGGTCGTCGAAGAAGAGACGAGTACAGAGATGGTATCATCAGGATACCCCTTAAATCGGAGTCCCCAGGACCATGATAAGCACAGCAGGCGCGATGGAAGTAGGCATAGTCAAAGTAGGCACTATGTCGGGACGGGGTTTTACCCCTGAAGAGATAGCGGAACAAGCGTTGGATAAAATTATCTCTATAGGTAACAACTCACATCCTGTCATACAAGCCCAAGCAGAAGCCTTCAGGACAGAAATCAGAGGTGTTCTGGTCAGCTACTTGCGTCAAGCAGTGGCTTCACATAACACTACATTAACCAACCGTTTTCGAGATGCTGGGCATCCCGAATTAGTAAAACTATTAGAGGCTTAAATCATGGCTATTACAATCACAACTGCAATGCCCACATCGTTCAAGGTAGAACTTCTGAAAGGTTTGCATAATTTCACTGCGGGAAGTACACGGTTCAAGATGGCTCTTTTCACTGCTGTGGCTTCAGGAAGCGGAACGTATGGCGCTGCGACTACTAATTATTCTGATATGGGCGCGGATGAGCTTGCGACTGCTACTGGATACACCAGACCGGGCCAGTTGCTAACGTCCGTTACGCCCACCGCTGATGGAACTACAGCTATCTTAGATTTCACCAACGAAACGTGGACATCATCTACTTTTACCACTTGCGGTGGCTTGATCTACGACACCGGAGATTCTGATTCTGCTTGTGCTGTGTTGAGCTTTGGCGGCGACCAGACAGTGTCTTCCGGTGATTTCCAGATTCAATTCCCAGCGGCGGCGGCAGCTACAGCTATCATACGCATCGCTTAACAGGGGCTAACTGTGAGCAGCGCGTGGGGTGAACGCCCGTGGGGCTTCAACAAGTGGGGCGGCGAGGCCACCAAGACTGTCAACCTCGGACCTGTCTGGGGTGAACGCGCATGGGGCGAAGGAGCGTGGGGCGATAACGGCGTTTCGGCGGTAGGCACAGGCGCTATTGGCACAGTAGCGCTGCAGTACGGGAATATCACCATTCCCACAGGAGTAGTTGGGACAGGCGCAGTCGGCACTGTTACAACAACCTTTGGCAGTATTGTCATTCCTACGGGATTGGCTGCAACCGGCGCAATAGGTACGGTAGGCAATGTTTCGAGCTTTGTGCTTACTGGAGTACAAGGCGTAGGCCAAATAAACGGTGTTAGTACTAACACCAGCGATTCAGTTGTACCCAACGGCGTTGTAGCTACTGGGGCAGTAGGCACAGTTACTTTTAGTATAGGAAATGTGGTCGCTGTTACTGGAGTTGTAGGCACAGGGGCCATTGGCACAGTAACCGTTGCCTATGATTGGTCCTACCTTGTAACGGGTGTAGCCGGAACTGGCGCTGTACAAGCGGTAACCCCTGCAGTTATATTTACGGCAGTTGGTGTAGAAGGCACAGGTGCAGTAGGCAACGTAACAAACACTCGTAGCGCCAATGTTTATCCCATAGGGGTAGCAGGCACAGGCCAGATTGGTACAGTACTTATTCGCGGTTGGACAGTTGTCCCAGACGCACAGACACCTAATTGGGTGACTGTCTCAGATTCACAAACCCCTAACTGGGTAGAAATAGACGCAGCAGCATAGGAATTAAATATGGCAACTTATGTAAACAATCTTAGATTAAAAGAGATTGCTACTGGTGATGAAAGTGGCACTTGGGGCACCAGTACCAACACTAACCTTGAGCTGATTACTGATGGTTTTAGTTACGGCACGAAGCAAATGTCTGCTGATGCCAATGAAACCTTTACGATGCCTGACGCGACAGCAGATGCGACTCGCGGGTTTTATCTAAAGATCACCTCGGCGGGTTCTCTTACGGCTACTCGTGAAGTAACGCTTGGTCCAAACACTGTCTCTAAGGTGTGGTTGATTGAGAACGCCACTACAGGCAGTCAGATCATCACAATCAAGCAGGGTTCAGGCGCTACGGTTAATGTGGCTAGTGGCTCTAAGGTCT